ATTCATGCTATTTGTTAAAAGTATTCATTGCACGCATTGCACAAATGCAACGCGATGTTGCAGTGATCAGGCTATTAATTGGTAATGAATGTCGTTGGAATACGTTTCTTTTCACACACAACAAAGACAAAGCTTGCGCGGCAATGCAAGGCAATCGAAATGCCAGCAAATGCAAGGCTAGGCGGGGCTTCGCTGCAAATCGATGCACCCGACAGCCGGTGCCGCGCTTTATATGTGTTAAATACTACCTTCCAACACACAGCCAGCAGTGAGGTTCTATGGCAAGGCTTACAAAGACAAAGCAAGAGCAAGTAGAGCAGTTAGTGACAGACGGTCATAGCTTGGTACAGGCTTGTTCATTAGCTAATGTTAATCGTTCTATGCTTTACAAGCGTATGGGAGAGGACAGTGAGTTTGAGAGTGCTATTCGTACAGCGCAGCGGCAGAGTGCTGAGAAGGCGTTAGAGGAGTTGGATGAGTTGTACAGTGATGCGTTGCACAAGCGTAAGGACTATGATCCTAATGTCTTGCGTGATTATGCAACTCATGTAAGGTGGAAGGCATCAAAGATTATATCTGACCGCTATGGTGAGGCTAAAAGTAGGGCTGGTGTAGAGGTTAGTGACGGTACGGTTCGTATTCTGTGGGAGACAGCAGAGCCAGATGCAAGTTAAAATACCTTATAAGCCAAGGCTGTTACAGGCAGAGATGCACCAGAGCGTAAAGCGTTGGAACGTACTGGTGATGCACAGACGCTTTGGCAAGACAGTATGGGCTGTTAATCATCTTATTAAGCACGCTCTTACTTGTGAACTTCCCAGACCAAGGGTTGCGTTTGTAGCCCCTACCTTTACTCAGGCAAAGCGGATTGCTTGGGATTACGTTAAATACTATGCCGGTGTTATTCCAGGGGTTACGTTCAACGAAACAGAGTTGAGGGTGGACTTCCCTAACGGCTCACGTTTAATGCTTTTGTCTGCTGAAAATCCAGATAGCTTGCGTGGTATCTACCTTGATCTATGCGTGTTCGATGAATTTGGTATGCAGAACCCAAGGGTGTGGGGGGAAGTTGTTAGACCAGCCCTATCCGATAGAGAGGGTGCGGCTGTATTTCTAGGCACACCGGCAGGGCATAATCATTTTTTTGATCTACTGCAAACCGCTAAAGAGCAAACGGAAGAAGGCTCTGACCAATGGTACTGGAAGATAGCCAAGGCTAGTGAAACCGGCTTAGTTAAAGACACTGAGTTAGAAGCTGCCCAAGCGCAGATGACCCCAGAGCAATATGAACAGGAATATGAATGTTCCTTCACTGCGGCTATCATAGGGGCTTACTATGGCAAGCTTCTATCTGATGCTGACGATGACGGACGCATTGGCAGGGTTCCGTATGATCCGGCCTACCCTGTGCATACCGCTTGGGATTTGGGAATAAACGATTCAACAGCCATCTGGTTTGCCCAGATATTCAGAAGCGGAGCGATCAATGTTATTGACTACTATGAAAGCAGCGGTGTCGGGCTTGACCACTATGCTGAAATCCTGCGTCAAAAAGATTATCATTGGGGTGATCACCTTGCTCCTCACGATATTGAAGTCCGTGAGTTGGGTAGCGGCAAAAGCCGACTTGAAACTGCGTTCAGTCTTGGCATCCGTTTCAGAGTAATACCAAAGATGAAGGTGGCTGACGGCATCAATGCAGCTAGAATGATGATACCTAAATGCCATTTTGATAAAGACAAATGCACACAAGGCATTGAAATGCTTAGACAATACAGGCAAGAGTGGGATGAAAAAAGAAAGTCTTTCAGAGATCATCCAAGGCATGACTACACTTCTCATGCTGCGGATGCGTTTAGGTATCTGGCTGTTGGGATGGAGAATAGACAAGCTGTTGTTCGCCCACCGCAACAAATCGCGGTTAATGAGTACAATCCGTTTTCGCTATGACACCTACAAAAGAAGACATAGATGACATTTTATATCTAATGCAGCGCAGCAGTTACCATGATTGGTACAGTGTCAAAGAGGTAAACGATTATATTAGAACGCCGCTAATGCTTAATCAGTATATAATTTTAAGGGATGAGGGGCGTGTTCCGTTAGTTTTTGCAACTTGGGGGTTTCCTAATAACAAACAAGTTTCAGACTATTTGCAGGATTTAAGGTTCCCACCAAATGCTTATGATGGTGGTGGAGATGTACCTTGGATGGTTGACCTAATTGCTGAAGGCGGAAAGCTTAATATTGTGCTGGCTTTTCGTAAGGTCAAAAGTGTGTTATCAAGTAAGGGGTATAACAAAGCTTTTTGGTTTCGTACTGAAACAGAAAAACTAGGCTTTCATCGATGGGGTGATAAAGATGGGCAGTGCTAAGAAGATGTTTAAAAAACTTGAACGCGGTTTCAAGAAAAGTGTAGTAAAGCCGATTGGCGAAGTTGTAGAAGAAGTTATCGAAAAGCCAGTAAAGAAAATTGGCAAAGAAACTTTCGATGTTGTCTTCAACACTACAGATGAGGAACGCCGCGCTATGCTAGGCGGCACTCCACCGCCAGCCCCAGAGCCAGAAGTTACAGCAGAAGTAACGCCAGAGGTGGTTCCTGACGATGAAACAATCATCGGACGCGGCACTCGCCGTACTAAACGTCCAGGTGGCGCAGGAACCGTGATGGAAGAATATGGGATTACAACTGCCAAACCAATCAAAAAAGCAGTAGAGAAGGCGTAGCTATGTCATTTTTGAAGCCAAAGGTTTATACCCCACCGCCGCCACCAGCCCCAGAACCGATTGCAGAGCCAGACTACAAACGCGCTGCTGCGCTTTCTGAAGAAGCCGTAGCGTCTGAACGCCGTGGTCGTAAGGGCAGAGGCTCTACTGTTGTTGCGGGTGTGATGGGTGATCAGGTATCTCCGACTAGCGGAACAGGCACTAAGCCAACTTTACTGGGGTAAGTCATGCAAGATGCAAAAGCCGTCATATCGCGTTTTGAAAAGCTAGAAGGCGCAAGAGCAAACTGGGATACGCATTATCAGGAGTTGGCAGATTATATGCTGCCGCGCAAAGCTGATATTGTTCGCAAACGTAGCCGTGGCGAAAAGCGTATGGAGTTGATCTTTGATGGCACTGCATTGCAAGCTGTCGATCTACTAGCTTCATCATTGCATGGTATGCTTACAAGCGGTGCTACGCCTTGGTTTCATCTGACACTGAAGGATGACGATCTAGGGCGTGATGAAGAAGTGCAAGCTTGGCTAGAAGACAGCAGCCAGCGCATGATGCGTGCTATTACCACATCAAACTTTGAAACTGAAATCCATGAGATGTATGTGGATTTGGTTGTGTTTGGCACTGGATGTATGTTTGCGGAGATGGATAAGGAAAGCCTGCGGTTTAGCACGCGGCACATCTCAGAGTTTTATGTAGCTGAAGACCAGTACGGTATTGTAGATACTGTTTTCCGTAAGTACAAACTGCCAGCGCGTCAAGCTGTGCAAAGGTTTGGCATTGAAAATGTAGGCACTTACATCCAAAGAGTGCATGAGAAGAAACCTGATGAGGAAGTAACTCTGCTTCACGCAGTTCTGCCACGCGCAGAACGTGACACTACAAAACGCGACAATAAGAATATGCCATTTGCTTCTATGTATATCTGCATGGAAACAAAGATGATCCTTATGGAAAGTGGCTTTCAAGAGTTTCCGTATGTAGTTCCACGCTTCCTCAAGGCAACTGGGGAAGTGATGGGTCGATCACCAGCTATGGTGGCGTTGCCTGACGTTAAGATGCTTAATCTTATGTCCAAGACCATCATACAAGCTGCACAGAAACTAATTGATCCTCCCTTATTAGTTCCTGATGACGGATTCCTTCTCCCTGTCCGTACCCAGCCTGGTGGTCTCAACTTCTTTAGAAGTGGAACAAGGGATACAATTACGCCACTAAACACAGGCGCAAACATTCCTATCGGCCTAAACATGGAAGAACAGCGCAGACAAGCTATTCGTTCTGCTTTCTTTGTAGATCAACTGCTGACAGGCGGTGCGCCTAATATGACAGCTACAGAGGTGGTGCAGCGTCAAGAGGAGCGTATGCGCGTTATTGGGCCAGTATTAGGGCGTTTGATGAATGAGATGCTGCGTCCATTGATTGACCGTACATTTGCTTTGATGTTGCGTGCAGATATGCTTGCACCACCACCAGAGATTTTGCAGGGGCTTGATGTTGATATTGAGTATGTGTCGCCACTGGCACGCGCACAAAAATCTAGCAGCTTGAATAGCACAATGAAGGCTTTGGAAATCTTGTTGCCGTTGGCTCAAGCATTGCCTGTTGCAGACCATATTGATGCAGACGGCCTTGTTAACCACATTATGGAAAGCCTTGGCGTTCCAAAGAAAGTTGTGAAGTCTCAGTCTGAGGTTGATGCAGCGCGGCAAGAGCAAGCTGCACAACAACAAGCAATGATGGAAAGGCAAGAGGCAAGTCAAGATGTTCAAGACGTTGCTCAGATTGCACAGGCATCACGGATGGTATCTAAATGAGTGAGCAGATTGCCCAGCTTAAAACTATGTATACAGATGTATTTACAAGCACTGCCGGAGAAAAGGTGCTTGGTGATCTTGAGGCGCGTTGTAACTGGCGTGCTTCAAGCTATGTGGCTGGCGATGCTAATGCCACAGCATTTGAAGAAGGGAAGCGTGCAGTAATACTGCACATCTACAACATGATGAATGAGGAGAAGTAAATGTCAGAACAGGTTGCCGAACAGGTAGCCCAGCCAGAAGC